GGAAGCAGTATTAAAGATTAAGCTGGATATTGAGAATATGCAACGCAAAGACAACGAAGAATACCAGCATGATTTAAAGGCAGTAAGACGAGTGCAGTTTTATTGCTTTGCAGCAGCAGCTGTAATAGCGTGGTATTTAACTTGGGGTATTAAATGATTGCATATTTAGGGTTTTGTTATAGCTATTGGGGAGCAATATCATGTTTGGTGTAGATGACATTATTAGCGTTGGGATGAAAATTCTAGACAAAGTTATTCCTGACCCAGCCGCAAAAGCTGAAGCCCAAGCCAAATTACTAGAAATACAACAGCAAGGTAGACTAGCTGAGTTGCAAGCAGACCAGACTGAAATGCAGGAAGTTACTAAGCGCCAAGAAGCGGATATGGCTAGTGACTCTACACTTTCTAAAAACATTAGACCAGCTACCCTCGTATTTATTTTGTTTGTGTACTCTGCGTTTGCTATGATGTCCGCTTGGGATATTGAGGTAAACAACAATTATGTAGAACTGCTTGGGCAATGGGGTATGTTGATTATGTCTTTCTATTTTGGCGGACGCACCCTTGAGAAGATTATGGATATGAAGGCTAAAAAAGAATGAATATGCAAGACCTGTTAAAAGCGATTATTCCTATCGTTGTAGTTTGCATGGGCTGGTTACTTGGGCAAGTATCTTCATTCCAGACCCGTCTAACTCAGATTGAAGGCAAGATGCCAGCGTTGATTACAGCTGAAGGCGTTCCAACAGATAGCCCAATATCAGCAGAAAAACGGGCAAGGATTAGAGAAGAAATTTATAAAGAGTTACATGAACTTCATGTACGGGTTAAGTTAATAGAAGAAAGAAATAAAAAGCAATGACGTATGACCAGTTAGATAAATTGGGGATTGACCATAAATGGCTTGCCCCTTTAGAGGAAACTTTCGTCAAGTATGATATTTCTACTCTTGCTCGTCAAGCTTGTTTTATGGGACAGTGCGCTCACGAGTCTGGAAACTTCAAGACTCTGCAAGAGAACTTAAATTACAGCGCAGAAGGTCTAATGAAGACTTGGCCCAGCCGTTTTCCCACAAAAGAGATTGCAGACCAGTACGCACGTCAGCCAGCTAAAATAGCGGGCAAGGTTTACAACGGCAGATTAGGAAACACTAGTGAAGAAGAAGCCGCCAAGTATTTAGGCAGAGGTCTGATTCAGTTAACTGGTAAGGAAAACTATGCAAACTGCGGATCTGGTATTAATGTTGATCTTCTTTCTAACCCTACTTTATTGCTGGATCCACGATATGCAGCCTTAAGTGCTGGCTGGTTCTGGAACAAGAAAGGTTTAAACAGCTTGGCAGATGCCTCAGATATTGAGACAATGACTAAACGTATCAATGGCGGTTTAATTGGTCTAGAAGACCGTAAAGCCAAAATTGTTAAAACTCTAACCATATTAGGGTAAACCCTGTGCCATTACAAAAGCTACAATTTAAACCAGGTGTCAACAGAGATCAGACCAACTACACCAACGAAGGCGGTTGGTATGAATGCGACAAAATTCGCTTCCGTTCTGGCTATCCTCAGAAAATGGGCGGTTGGCTTCGCTATAGCACACAAAGTCTAGCTGGCATATGTAGACAGGTTTTTAACTGGGTTACAACAGCTGCAGATAATTATCTAGCGCTTGGAACATCAAAAAAACTTTATATTGAAGCTGGTCAGATTGTCTATGACATTACGCCAATCCGTCAGACCTTTACGACTACGGCTACAAATAATTGTTTTACAACTGCAAACGGATCTAAGACCGTTACCGTAACACTTGCTGCTCATGGTGCTTTAGAGGGTGATTATGTAACCTTTTCTGGTGTGGTAGGACCTATTGGCGGGATACCTCAAAGCGAGTTTAACGCTGAGTTTATTGTCGATTACATTACGGTTAATACGTTTACCATCACCACAACGACTGCGGCTACGTCTTCTACTACAGGTGGGGGTACAGCAATTGTGGCTGCCTTTCAAATACCTATTGGTAACGACAACGCTTCTGTTGGTTATGGCTGGGGTGCAGGTGTATGGAGTCGTGGTGCTTGGGGTTCAGGCGCTGGTGTTCCAGTAGTCAATCCTCAGCGGGATTGGTTCTTGCAAAACTTTGATGACGACCTTGTAGCCAATATTCGTAATGGTGCTATTTATTACTGGAAAAACTCTGGTGGTACAGGAACTAGGGCTACTTTATTGTCAACAACAACCATAGGTAGCGTTGCGCCTTCTGATGTACCTGCGCAAGCAATGCAGGTTTTACTTTCCCAGAATGACAAGCATTTATTAGCATTTGGGGCTACCCCTTACGGTGGCGGTGCTTTTGACCCTTTGCTGATTCGTTGGGCAAACCAAGACCAACCTAATAACTGGACACCACAAGTTACCAATTCGGCTGGCTTTTTGCGGGTTTCTCGTGGCTCTGCCATTGTTTCTGCGGTTGCAACACGCCAAGAAATACTTGTATTTACTGAGGGAACACTAAATTCCTTGCAGTTTTTAGGTACAACAGATGTGTTTGGTCTGCAAGAGCTTTCTGATAACATTTCTATTCTAAGTGCCCGTTCGGTTGCTGTGGTAAATAACACGGCTTACTGGTTTGGTCATGACAAGTTTTATGCCTATGGCGGACGTGTAGAGACTCTTCCTTGTACTATCCGTAACCACATATTCCAGAATTTGAACTATGACCAAGCCGATCAAATTATATGCGGGACTAACGAAGGCTGGAACGAAATCTGGTGGTTTTACCCCACGGCAGATAGTCAGGTTAACAACGCCTATGTAATATACAACCATCTAGAGAAGATTTGGTACTACGGCACAATAGACCGCACTGCGTGGTCAGATTCATCACTAAGGGAATACCCTCAAGCCCTAACTGCGACTTACTTTACAGGTGCTATTTCTAGCACTACGTTAACCGTAACAGGTGTTTCGGCAGGTTATTTGCAAGTTGGCTCAGTAATTACTGGCACGGGCGTAGCAACAGGCACAATTATTACTGCTTTGGGTACAGGTTTAGGCGGTGTAGGAACATACACAGTAAACATCTCACAACTTGTAGTCCAGACTAGTATGACAGGCGATAGCGTTATTTATAACCACGAACAAGGTGTAGACGATAATGTCTTGCCAATGGCTTCGTATATTTCTTCGTCAGACTTTGACTTAATAGACGGGGATCAGTTTATATTAACTAAGAGAATTATTCCTGACATTAGTTTTACAGGGTCTACAGCCACCGCTCCTGAAGTGACTATGTATATTAGACCTAGGAACTTTCCAGGCAATGCTTATTCAAATAGCGAATCAGGCGCAGTAATTGAGACTTCAGTTGACATATACACCGAACAGATATTTATGCGGGCTAGGGCAAGACAGATGGCAGTTGAGATTGAATCTAGCAATTTAGGGGTTCAATGGCAGTTGGGAAGCCCCCGTTTAGACGGTAGACCAGACGGAAAACGCTAATGGGAATGCAACGGTTTAGGTCGCCAGCATTACCTTTAGCTACCCCAGAATATAGCGAACAGCAGTTAGCGCAGTTAATCGGTGTTTTAAGGCTGTATTTTACGCAGTTAGATTCAAATGTTCCTTTACAAATGGATGGTATTCGGCTGTTAAATTTACCAACATCAGGGTACAATTTGCCAAATGGGACTGTATTTCAGGTTGGGGAAGACTTGCGGATTGTCGTGCCCAACGTTTCTTATTTATATGGAGTATCTGCCACAGCTAGTGTGGGGACAGTAACGGTGACTATTATATGAACTACTACGCACAGGGCGGACAAGCCCACGGTCTTAAATCACTAACTGGGCATGAAATCCAGACTAAGGACGGGGTTCCTTCTTTTGGCATTGGCGGTTTCTTCCAAAAAAACGTAATGCAACCCTTGACCAAAACGGGTATGCAAGCAGTTAAAGCTACTCAAAACCTGCCTGGCATCAAACAAGTCTCTGATATATCTACCCAAGCGTTTAAACCTATTGACCAAGCTTTAGTAGGATTTGATAAAGCTGTAGGTAAAGCTATTCCTGGTGGCTGGGGCACAGTTGCTCAAGTAGCCGCTTCTATGGTTCCTGGTATGCAACCATTAGCTATTGGCTTAGGTGCTTTAAACGGCTCTGGTGTAATGCATAAAGGTGGTGGTTTTAATCTTCAAGGCGCTATGATTGGTGGCGCAACAGCGTATGCTACATCTGAACTAGGTGAGTATTTAAGAGCTGCTGGCGGTGCGCCTGATACAGCTTTATTGCCAGTATCCGAAGGGGTGGCTCCAGTAAGCGCAACAGCGGTTGAAAGAACCGCAGATGAAATTGCAAGAAATTCTGCCAATCAAATGACTAACGCATTAGCTA